ATAAAAAGAAAAGTTAGAAGAAAGACTAAGAAGTAATGGCAGAATATCAAGGCAGAAAAGTAACACTTGATAAACCTAGTAGAATCACTAAGGGTGAAGCAGGTTATGGCAGAAAGAAGTTTCAAGTATATGTTAAGTCAGGTGATAAAGTAAAGAAAGTAATGTTTGGTGATCCTAACTTATCTATTAAAAGATTCTCTGATGAAAGAAGAAGAAGTTTTAGGGCTAGGCATAAATGTGATTCAAACAAACCAACAGACAAGACAAAGGCTAGATATTGGTCTTGCAAGTTTTGGCAATCAAGGAAGACAGTAACTAGTTTATTAAGTGGGAGTTGATGGCTTAATGTCAGACCAACTATTCATAGAACAAAACTCAGAGCTTGTTACAGAGATACTACTACAAGTACAAGAAGAAACCATAGAACAATTATACAAACTAAAAGGGCAAAGAAAAGCTGAACAGTTTGCTATATTCCTACAAGATTTAAATGTTAAAGAAATAATAAGAGCAAAGGCATCTAATGCTATTAATATTTATGATGCTTCTCATGGTGTTATGCTACAAACAATTCAAGGCTTTGCAGCAATATCAGAAGAAACTTTAGTAGCTTTAAAAAACTACAGCACAGAATCACTATTAAATCAATTAGACAATATGGCTCAGATAATCAAGAAAGAAGTAGTCAATGGTATTATAGCAGGAACTCCCACACAAACAGTATTAGAAGCAGTTAGAGGACAGGGATCATTGAGCAGAAGGCAACTACAAACATTAATAGATACAGCTATGAATGAGTACAGCAGGAGTGTTACTAAGGTAATGATAGATTCTATGCCTAAAGACACTAAATATGTGTATATAGGTGCATTAGATGGCAAAACTAGACCTGTATGCTTAGAGATGATGTCAGCAGGAGAACAAACTAAAACAGAAATAGAATCAACATTTGGTAGTGATGTGTTTATTAATGGTGGTGGTTATAATTGCAGACATAAGTGGGAAATAGCAGTACAAGATAAGTTTGGACACGACCAAAAAGGTGCTAAAAAGCTATTAGATGAGAAAGATTTAAACTAATGGCTAAAGGCAAAAAATTTAAAATACCTGCAACACTATTCAATAAAGATTTTTGGAATCACTTTGGGGCAGTAGCAGTCAATGCTTATAGAGATTATATATTTGATAAGACTAATCCAAGAATGTCTAATGATAGAACTTTTCCAGTATATTCTGACAAATATAAAAAAAAGACAGGTAAACTTAAAAGGCAAGATGCAAGTTTTGCAAATTCTAAAGCACCATTGCTAACAGGTGATTTAATGAGAAATACAAACCATTCTACAGATGCTAAAAATAATGCTATCTACATTGGGTGGAATGCAGAGGCTAATAAAGTAAAGTGGTTAAGAGATATGAATCCTGAAAGGATATTAACTAGCAAGGCACACCCATTCCCTAAAAAGATTACTGGACAAAAATTAATGAAGCTATTTAATCAGCATTTGAAGAAAGTTATGCCTAAAGGTACAAGAACAACTACCATAGGTAAGAAGAAATAAATGTTTGTTATTAAGTATTTTCAATTATATTATAGCGAAGTTTTATAAACTAATTACTCACAAAAGAGGTCTAAAATGTCAGAAGAAAACACAACTCAAACTGAAGCAAATCAGGTAAATCAACCTAGCACAGAAGCTAGTCAAAACAATGTTCAAGATGGAATGATTCCTAGAAGTAGATTAAATGAAGTTAATAATAAATACAAAGATTCATTAACTCAGAATCAAGACCTTCAGGCTCAATTAGATAAAGTAAAAGCAGACCAAGAAACAGCAAGAATAGGTGAACTGGAAAAACAGGGTGAATATAAAAAGCTGTTAGAAGAAGCTAATGCTAAACTTAAAGAATCCTCAGTTGTTGTAAAGGAATATGAGGAATATAAAACAAATAAGAGAAATACTCTTATGGAGCAACTAACTGAAGATAATGATAAATCTATTGCTGAGAGCCTTCCACTTGATAAGCTAGAGTTGTATGTAGGTAAGGTAACTAATACAGCTAACCCTTTGCCAACTAATACAAGTAGAGCAACTAGCCAACAACCTCAAGGTGATTTTGGTGGTTATGAATCTTATGAAGAATGGGCAACTAAAGACCCTAAAGGTTATAAAGAAGCTAACCAAACAAATTCAACTAAAGGCATAGTTATTGGCTATTAAAAAAGACCATTCTAAAATCTTAGGAGTTGATTATGATCCAAATCAGGATATGAAGGTTGATGTAAAACCTGATGGAGATTGTGAAGTAAAGTACAAAGGTCAGAAGATGGATTATATGACTTATGTAGATGAGATTGAAGAAAGGGCTGATAGGAATAGTAGAGGAAAATCTATTACTTCTAAATCTATTGGTACATTTGGAGGCTGGGGAGAAGGAAAGCTGAAGAAACCTTACAAAAGTTAATTTTATTTAATTTAATAGTAAGGAGATGAAGCTATGGCTTTAACAAACACAAGTACTGCTGCTGGTGGTCTAGGAAGAACTATTGGTGATGCAGTTATCGCATTTAATCACGTTAATGTGATGTTTCCTTTAGTAACTGTTCAACAGGCTGCTATGGGGTCAAATCACGTTAATTTTTCAGATTGGACTAAACTAACATCAAGTAATGTTACAGAAGCTACTCAAGCAACTACAACTACAGCAGTTGCAATAACAACAGCAGCTAGAACTGCAACTATTTCAGAACACGTTATTGCTTCTACAGTAAGTGATTTAGTGCTTATGGGGTCAGGTGATGACATTAAAGGTCAAGCAGGAACTGCTTTAGGTAATGCAGTAGCTGCTAAACTTGATGATGACTTAGTTGAGCTAGGTAAAACATTTTCACAAACAGAATGTGGTGCAGGAACTGAACTTGCATTATCTCACATATTTGGATCTATGAGGCAGTTAAAAGCTGCATCTGCTCCAATGCCTTATAATTTAGTTCTTTCACCTAAACAGGTGTGGGGTGCTAAAGGTTTAATTTCATTGTTGCACGATGATGCTGTAACAGGCTCAAATGCTAAACCAATGTCTTTAATGGGGTCTAAAGGTGATGAAGCCTTCCAAGTTGGATTTGTTGGCTCTATTGCAGGATTCAATGTGTACTGGTCTGACCAAATAGATGAAAATGTATCTTCAGGTGGAGATGCAGCAGGTTTTGCTTTCTCTCAAGGAGCAATAGGTTTAGGTGTTGGTGCTGAAGGCTTATTTAGAGTTAGAGAAGAAAGAGATGAAATGCTAAGAGCAGTAAACTATGTATGTACTGGCTTTTGGGGTGAAGTTGAGATAAAAGATGCCTATGGTGTCTATGTCTTATCTGATGTTTCATAAATCATAATATAAAAGGGAGTGGGCAACTGCTCCCTTTTACTTACAGGAGAAAAATTTTATGTCAAGATATTTTAAAAAACCAAATGGTGTTATTATAGAAGCATTACCTAACCATAATATTGCTTCACTAGAATCTAGGTTTATTGAAGTAGATGCTAGTGGTAATGAGATTAAAAAAGAAGCACCAAAACCAAAAAAGAAATCTTCAAAGAAGAAAGGAGATAAATAATGGCTATAGTTGCTAAAACTTTTTTACATAATGATGACAAGATTGTAGGTGCATCAGGAGATGCTGATGGCATCTTACCTGAAGATGTGCAGGATTGGATTACTGCTAATGGTGGAACTGTAGATGGTACATCAAATCTAAATGTAACTTGCTGTCCTTATGGTAAAAAAATATTTACTTTGATTGTAATAGACAATAATGCTTAATGTCACTAATAGAAAACATTAAACTATCAGAAGGGTTCAGGTCTAAAGTGTATAAGTGTACTGAAGGTTATGACACTATAGGCTATGGCTTTGCTATTAAGGATTTAGTGTTAGGTGAAGATATTTGTGATATGATCCTAGAAAGAAAACTAGCAGAACTTAAATTAAGAGTACATCACCAATTTCCATTC